GGAACGTGTTTCAAAATACGGTGTAGCAACAATTTCGGGTGAAGCTGTTGCTGCTTCAGAGGGTGATCGCTACGCATTTTTATCCGCGAGTACCACGGAAATTGACAACATCATCAAGTCTGTTGGCGATTCAATTGCTAAAGGATTGTATGGCGATGGATCCGGCGCAATCGGTCAGATTGCCTCGACCACAACCATAGGATCAACCTCATGCGATTTAGAAGATCCAAGTACGGTTTTCAATTTTGAGGTTGGAATGAAGCTCGATCTTTCTGGAACCAAAAGTGGCGGATCAGTAAGATCAAACCAAACAACCATCACCGCGGTTGACCGTTCCAAATTTAAGCCTGGCGATACTGACCAGCTTACGGCCTCGGCCAATTGGAATGCTAACTCAGGAGCAACAGGGGATTACCTTTATCAAGAAGGTGATTATGATGCAGTCATCACGGGTCTTGATGCCTGGATCCCTTCCAGCTCGCCATCCAGCGCGTCCTTTTTCGGAGTTGATCGTTCAGTCGATCCAACCCGTTTAGGCGGACAGCGTTATGATGGATCCTCGGATACCATCATCGAGGCGTTAATCGAAGGAATGGCAATCACCGCCAGGGAAGGCGGACACCCAGATCACATTTTCCTTTCATTTGCAGAATTTGTGAAACTGGAAAAAGCACTTGGCGCACAAGTCAAGCGTGAGGTGAAACGTAGTGATTCACTTTCCGGCTATGACAGCCTTGACTTAATCGGCCCATCTGGAACGGCAAAAGTTATTCCAGATAAAGATTGTGCTGATGGAGTTGCTTACATTCTGGAAATTGGAACCTGGACATTAGCCTCAATCGGTGAAGTCGTTCAGCTTACGCAACTCGATGGAAATCGTGTATTGCGCCAGGCTTCAGACGATGGCATAGAGGTGCGTGTTCATAGCTATGCACAGCTAGGCTGCTCCGCACCAGGTTGGAATTGCCGCGTTACACTCCCATCTTAATAGGAGAAACTGATGGCATCTAAAACCTTTTATGATGTTCAGGCGGTTAATCCTCACGTTAAGATTTTAGCCGGATCCTTTACCACGAATAACACTTCTAATCCTGTTGCCACGAATAACACGGGAGCAGGATGGTCGGTTGCTCGAAGCGGTACGGGTGAGCTAACGGTAACGCTTGAGGATTCTTACCCTGGATTGATTTCGGCACAAGTATCACTGGCTTTAAATGCAGCTGCTGATTCGAAATGTCAATTTGGCGCAATCGATGTCACAACAGCAAAAACCGTGGTGATTCGAACCATCACGGGAGCAGCTGCCGCGGACATTGCAGCCAATGCAAACAATCGAGTCCATTTCTGTTTGATTCTTAGAAATACCTCTTTAACTCAATAGGGGGGATTTCATGAAACGCGGAATGGACACAGGAACCGCGATCATGATTGGCATGTCACCGAAACGGGGCGGCGAAGATGAAGCCGCCTCGGTAGGTTACGATGGCGAAATGATCGAGGAAGAGGAAATGGAATATGAATATTCCGATGACCAGCTGGCAATGGCTGACGAATTGATGAGCGCGATGAAAGCGGGAGATTCTGAGGCGGTGCTGGACGCGATTCATGGGATATACATGTCTTATTCCTAAAACCTAGCCATGACTGATTTTGTCAGTTTAACGGTCCTCAGACAGCTAGTGCGTCAGAGGGCCGACATGGAGAATTCCCAATTTGTAACGGATACCGAGTTACGCCGTTATATCAACCGCGGATATGCGGAGCTTTACGATTTAATTATTACGGAAGCAAATTCCGATGATTATTTTCTAAATTCTTACTCTTTTAATCTAACTTCCGGCACTAGGGCATACGACCTTCCATCTGATTTTTACAAGATGAGGGGCCTTGACTTGACCGTAGGCTCAGATGTTATGCCGATTAGACGGTATAATTTCAGCCAGCGGAATGTCGGCAGCCGCTACCAAGTCGCAAGAAATCTCAGGTATCACCTTCAGGGAAATCAGATATATTTAAATCCGAAGCCTAGCACCTCGGACTCGATGACCCTCTGGTATATTCCAACGCCTAAAAAATTCCTGGAAAAAACCGTTACAGCAATCACTCGCGGCAGCTCTACCATGTGGACCGTAGGTGCTAATCATGGTTTTGTAGTCGGTGATTTAATTACGGGGGTGAATTTTATAAATGCTGCAAATTATAACGTGGATCAAACCATCAGCGCCGTAGGTGCGGCCACCGTCACAACGGATCTGGATAGCAGCGGCCTCGCGGATCCGACCAGTTACGGAAACATTGAAACCCGTTTAGATTTTTTTTCAGGCTGGGATGAATTTGTCATTTGTGCTGCTGCCATCGATGCGCTGGTAAAAGAAGAGGCGGATGTTCAGCCGATGATGATGATGAAGGAAGAAACCAAAAATCGCATCATTGCCGTGTCAAATATGCGCGACCTGGGCGAGCCTGTTTCAGTAACGGATATATCTGGTTATTACACTGATTTCGCAAACATGAACTGGTATTAACATGAACGAATACATAAACAATCAAACTTATATTTCAAGCGGCGATATGTCCGGCGATGTTACTGGCGGATCCATAGATGCAGCCCGAATGTCAAAAGTTTCAGCAACGTGCGTTAATACATCTGGATCCTCGCCCGATGGTACGATTTACATCCAAACATCAAATGATGGCAGTACATGGGTGAATAGTGGAATTGGCTCAGGATCTGCTGCAATTAACGCCGCGGAAACTAATGTCCTTTATCAAGATTTATATGAAAGATATGTTCGTATTTTTTACGACCGCACCAGCGGATCCGCATCATTAAATGTAGCCATAACTTTAAAATCGGTATGAGCCGCGGCAACTTTACACAACTTTACACGGGCGATGCAGCTGCTGACCAGGTGCAGGGATATATAGCAACCGCATTGCAGCCGCTGCTGGATCTACCTTTCGCAGCTGGCAATCGAGTGCAGGATGTTGAGCTGTCTACTTCTGACACGTTTGTAAATCACGGATTAAATCAAAAGCCAGAGGGGTTTATTATTACCAAATCAAATGCCGCGCAATCAGTTTATGAATCAGCGACAGAAAACGATTTTCCTGACCGCATCATGATTCTAAAAGCTGGCGGATCTGTAACTGTTGATATTTTCTTTTTTTGAGGTCACATGGCAATAACAAACGGAACCAATATCACAGCATTAGAAAAGCCCGCGGTTGGCGTTGACACGGGGCCAGGATGGGCAACGGCGTTAAACAATAGCATCGATGCGGTGGATGGCCATGACCATACTACAAACAAAGGAAGCAGAATCACCACGGCAGCAATTAATATAAATGCCGACCTGGAATTTAATGAGTATCAAGCAAAGGAACTGAAGGGGTTAATTTTATCTCAATCAAATGCTTCCTCAGATAATTCTGCCATTTATTCAACGTCAGGAAATTTATATTGGAGAAATAGCAGCGGCTCGGCGGTTCAAATAACAGATGGCTCATCCGTAAAAGGTGCAGCTGGAACCATAACAGGAATGGGATCTGATGCAGGAAACCAGGCTGGTGCTTCTTACACTCACGGATCCCGCGCATTTAATTTTTTTACAGATGCAGGAAATTCTGATTTTGCAAAAATAAATTTTGCTGATGTCAATTTATATAAGTTTTCAGATGATGATTCAGCAGATTCTGCATATATAACAATTCTCGCAGATTCAGGCATTTCAGGCGCAGCGGGGACAATAACAGTACCAGGTGAAACAGGAACCATGTTGACTTCAAACTCAACGGTGACTGACATCTCTGTTACATCCACCACTGCATTAAAACCGATTTTAACCCTGGCAAACAATGCCAACGATGCAACCTCGGCAACCATTAATCTTAAAAATTTACGAGGCGGATCGAATGCGGGTGTAGCTGGTGATGATGCCGGAACCATAAATTTCTATGCAAATGATGCTGCAAACAATAACCAGATTTATTCAACAATCCTAGCCGAGATTAGTGATCCCACAAGCGGCGGAGAAGAAGGAAAAATCAGCATATCGGTAGCCGAGTATGATGGAACCGTAACGCCAGGTTTTATCTTAACCGGAACAGCTGCTGATGGAATTATTGATGCTACCATTGGAGCAGGTGCAACATCCACCACAACGATTGCCGGAAATCTTGATGTCACAGACGGCACAATTGTCAACGTGGGTGACATCGATTGCGATTCAATCAGCTGCGCCGATGCAGCCAATGGTTTAGACATTAATTTTAATGCAAACACTGGAACCAATAAGATTTCTCTTACAGACAATCTTGCCAGTGCCTTAGACATTACTGAGGCCGGGAACTCTTACATAAAATTTGTTACTACAAATTCCAGTGAACAGATTGTTATTGGTAAAAATTCCACATTCAGCGGGACCACTATTGCGGACCTTGGAACTGTCACAACGGCAGACATTAATGGGGGAACGATTGATGGAACCGCAATTGCCACTTCAACAATTGCCACTTCAACGATTTCCACTTCAGATGTTGATATAGGTTCAGGAAAGACTCTGGATGGTGCTGGGACTTTTGATGTTTCCGGGGGGACTTTAACCACAAGCTTGGCGCAAAAGCAGACTATATCAGCAACGGCATTCGCAAGCGGCACAAAAATGCTTTTTCATCAAACCGCTGCACCTACGGGATGGACAAAAGAAACAAGCTACAACGACTTTGCGTTAAGATTAGTTTCTGGAGCAGTTGGTTCACATGCGAACGTCGCATTTGAAACCGCTTTTACTGATCACACTATTTCAGTTCATACTCTGACCACAAGCGAAATCCCGTCTCATTCTCATGAGATAAGATACCATAATTTCAGGGAGGCATCTTCCGGCAATACTTACCCGATGGCAACTTCTCAATCAGGTGCTGGGGGTTTTGATTCTGGCAGTACTGGTGGAGGTGGATCGCATGGTCACGGAAATATTGATTTAGATGTTTCTTATGTTGACGTGATACTCGCTACTAAGGATTAAAATGAAATATTCTGTAATTAAAGAGGATCAAGCGATTTACATTGATCAAGTTTCTTTTAATGGTATTGATTTATCAGATACTAAACCTTTTCATGCATTTCAATATAATACGGAATTTGGTGGAGAAATTGAGTTTGAAGAGAAGAATGAACTTTTAAATTCCGATTCTGATATTAAAACAAAAACTGGTATCAGTTTGACAGAATACAAAAAAAGATGGGACAAGGCTAAATTGGAATATGAAAATGATCCACTACGCAAAAACCCAGAAATAATGCCAGGACAATGAGTGATTTTTGCCCACTAATTCAAAAAAAATGTAAAGAACATGCGTGTAAATTTTTCACTCAAATTATGGGGAAAAATCCAAATACAGGTGAGAATGTAAATCAGTTTGATTGTGCTGTTGTTTGGTTACCAATGCTTTTAATAGAAGGGGCGCAGCAAACGCGGCAATCCGGAGCAGCTATTGAAAGTTTTAGAAATGAAATGGTTCGTTTAAATGAAAACCCTAAAAATCTACTGACATGACATTACAAGAAGTCCAAAAAGAAATAGTTTTGTGTAAAGAAGAGCTGGCAAAAGTGCCAGCAATTGAAAGGCGTCTCCATCATTTGATGGGGATGGAAGAAGTTTTAAAAGGGCAGGAAGAAGAAAAAAATAAACCGGAATTAAAAGTTGCTAACAAATAAAAATGGCACTTCAAAAAGCTCTGGTTCCTGTTGATATTGTTGCAGGATTAGACACAAAAACAGACGCTAAACTGACTGCAAAATTAACAGATTTACAAAATGGCAGATACACAATTGGCAGCCAGATTTCTAAAAGATTAGGGTACACCTCAATGTCTCAAGATATTGCTGGGTCATCGTCACAATTATTAACGGGTGACGGATTGACATCCTTCCAGGATGAGTTATTAGAATTTAGTGGTTCCAAACTATATTCCTACTCAAACGGTATTACAAAATGGGTGGACCGTGGTAGTTATTTATCTTTAAAAGTAAACGCTACGGATGTTGTAAGAAACACCTCAGAAGTCAGAAACCAAGATAGTTGTATTGCGTCAGGATTAATCCTTTACGCCTGGGAACAATACGATTCAACGGGAAGCCTGGAAGGGGTGTATGCTTCCGTAGTAGATCAAACCAGCGGGGCGGTGCTGCAATCAGAAACATTAATTGACTCAACAGCAGTAAATCCCCGTTGCGTGGGGATCGGTCCAAATCCAACGCTTGTATATGTGGATACCAGCAGCAGCCCTAATGTCGCAAAAGCGATTCAGGTTGATATTGACAGCCCAACTCAATTCAAAAGTGCTAACACTTTAGTTTCAGATGTAAAAGCAGCAGCTCCGTTTATTGATGTTGATCAGTATTCATCCGATCCTACAACAGGCAGCGCAGTGTTTGCTTACAATAATAATGCAAGCACTTCTATAGGTATCGGATTTATCACAAACGATGGACTCGCTGGCGGCCCAGGTAACGGATTTACGGGCGTCACGGTTGTATCATCATGTGACGCCACAAACGGGATTGCAGTACATTCGGACAACGTAAATACAACTGATGCACTGACTGATAGAGTCTATGTAGGTTATTACTCAACTGGATCCTCTCAGGGCCTGGTGCTTAAAAGATTTAATCCTGTTTTATCTGTTGAAGATACAGAAGTCATACAAGCCACCAGCACCCAAATTGATGGATGTAGTTTGTTAATGCGCCAGGATGGTGATTTGCAAATAACGTACACCCTAAATGCAACTAATACCTACGATCATAAAATTAGAACAGCAGTATATGACCCTGCAAGCAATGCAGTAACATCAGCAGCCGCTGACCTAAAACTTAGCGTAGGGTTAGCCAGCAAAATGTTTGAGTATTCATCTAAAATTTACATGATTGCAGTCCATGAAACAGACTTGCAGCCGACTTATTTTGTGATGGATACAACGGGGTTGATTGTTGCCAAAATGCTACCTGGAACAGCTGGCGGATTGCCGAATAAAACATTAATGCCTTCCGTGGTCAGCGGATCGTCAGGATTGTTTGAATTTGGCGGTTTAGTTAGGACCAGGTTGGTATCTAAAAATAATGATTTATTTTCACTGGCTGGGGTTAGTCGGATGGAATTAGATTTTACCAGCGTTGAACGTTTTGAAGCGGCTGAACTTGGTGAAAATCTTCATGTCGGCGGCGGGTTTGTTTCTATCTACGACAGTCAGGAAATCGTAGAAATGAATTTTCATTTGTATCCTGAAAATATAAGTGCGGCAGTAAATAACAGCGCCGGAAGTATTGCAGCCGGAGCCTATCAATATAAAGTAATTTGGTTTTGGACTGACGCCCGCGGGCAAATCCATAGAAGCACGCCTTCAGTAGCTGTATCAGCAACCACAACAGGCGGCAGCAGCACCGTGACGCTGACCATTCCAACGCTGAGGCTGACACAAAAAACTGGCGTCATTGCTGAAGTATATAGGACCACGGACACGGGAACGCTTTTCTACAAAGTCGGAAGCGTGGCAAACAGCACAAGTCAAGATTCAATAAGCTTTGCAGATACTGGCGCCATATCTGACACAAACCTGGTAGCAAAGGAATCTTTATATACTGATGGCGGCATCCTAGACAACAGCGCACCGCCCGCCAGCCTTGTAATCGCAGCCTATAAAAATAGGCTTATTTGCGTAAGCTCCGAGAATCCAAAAAAACTTTTATTCAGCAAAGCGCGGCTGCCAAAAAGCCCCGTGGAATTTACGGATACGTTTAGCATCACCTTGAACAAAGCGCAGCGCGTCACGGCCCTGGCAGAGTTTGATCAGAAGCTGATTATTTTTGAACCGAATCAGATTTTTTACATTACTGGAAACGGGCCGACCAGCACGGGCGCACAGAATGATTTCAGTCAGCCTAACCTGGTGACGGGTGACGTAGGATGCAGCAATACCAATAGCTTGGTACTGATGCCGCTGGGCCTCATGTTTCAGAGTAAAAAGGGTATCTATCTGCTGAATCGATCCCTGGAAACGATTTACATAGGCGCTGATGTTGAAGCCTACAATGATCTGACAATCACCTCAGCGGAACTGATCGAGGATGAAAATCAGATTAGATACCTCACCAGCGATGGCCGCGCACTGATCTACGATTATTTTTACGGGAAATGGTCAACCTGGACAAACCACGAAGGAAACGGCGCAACGATCTGGAACGCAACGGGTGACTATGTTTATTTAAGAACGGATGGCCGCATTTTCCAACAATCCGCAACCAGCTACAAAGATGGTGATGATCCTATTGAAATGTCGATAACAACAAGCTGGATGAAAACAAACCAGGTGCAGGGCTTTCAGCGGATCCGCGCCGCTTACGTGCTAGGTGATTTTAGATCAGACCATACCCTTAGAATGGAAGTCGGCCACAACTACACCGATTATTTTAACGAACAACATAACTTTGACTATATAAATGATTTAGGTATTCAGGAATATGGCGATAGCTCGCCGTATGGATCCGAGGATTTTTATGGAACCAGCAACGGCGTAGCCGATGGCGTGTATCAATTTCGCGCTCACATGGCTAAACAGAAATGCCAGGCGATACGCTTCCGAATATCTGACATTGAAGAGGTGGACCCTGGCCAAGCATACAGCATCAGCAGCCTCATGCTTGAGGTCGGAATTAGAAACAACGGCATGAAATTGCCTCAGCAAAAACTGGTCTAAATGAATATGATTCCGAGCATGTCAGAGGCGGATCTGCAACGCCTCGCGCAAATTTTACAAGAACGTGGTGAGGGCCTGGCTGCGATAAACAGCGGTGAGGCGCAGCTGCTCAAAGCATTTGGCGGATCCGGCCAGGCGTTACCTGGTACGCAAGGCATGGGTCCAGGGGGCGGCCCGATACGGAGTTATGAAGTTGATAAAGATTCTGGAAAAGTTGAAGGAGTTGAAGGAACTAATGAAACGCAAGAGCAAGCACAAGTTTCAGAGCAACTAAATCAACAATCTGAAATTCAACAGCATCATCAAGAATATTTAGAATCTTTAGAAAAACAGGGTAGTGGTGACAACAACAACAACCAACCGCCGCCGCCGCCGCCGCCTAAATACTATGACACGCTAGGAAACGAATACAGCACGCCGGAAGCCAGGGATGCGGCCAATAAAGCCATTGATGACGAGCGTGCGGTGCTGGCCACAAAATTTACGGATCTTAAAACAGATACGGATTTTGAGGTTTTAAAGGCAAAAGGCGAGCTGCCGACTTTTACTTATTTATCAGAAGATGAGGTGAAAGAGCAGTTTGATAAACAGATGACAATTGCGGCAGATGAAGGCCGGACTGAAGTGCCGCGCATGGTTGAAATCCTGAATAGCTATCTGCGAACAACTGACCCAAAAACAAATAAATATATTAATTTTGATAAAACCTATGACCAATTTATAGAACAAATAAAAACAGACAATAAAGGGGAGCTTCCATTTAGCAGATTGAGTGAACCAACCATGCGGGCCATGTGGGACAAAGCCATGTCCAAGGCTATGCGGGAGGAAGCATTTGAACTGACGCCGCAAGAGGTTGCAGAATTTGAAAGGACAGCGCCATCAATAGCAGCAACTGACGTAGCAGATGCAACCGCGCCAATCATTGGAACAGTAGATGATGCGGATGCCGCAACGGTTGGAACTGTCGATGACCCTGGCACAATTACCGTTGACACCATCACGGCGCTGAACCAGGAAGAAATTAACACAATTGGCCAGCTGGATGATTTAGCACAAGAGCTGCTGAATCGAATCCGAGGCGCTGCCACAAGTCCCGCGCAGCTTCAGCTGAAACGCTCAACAGAACAAAATTTAAAACAGCTGCTTGGACTTCAAGCCGGAGCTGCTGCTGATCCTGCACGGATAAAGCAGCTGCGCGATTTGTGGATGTCAACCCAACAGGAAGCCACGGGCCAGGCTGCCGAGTTACGCGCCCAGGAAACCATCGATGCTGAGAAACAGCTCATTGAGGTGTACCGAGTCAAGGGTACGATGGAGCTGCAAGTCGAGCTGGCAAACTTGGAAACCCAGCGGCAAACCGCTTTAAAAAATGCCGAGTTTGCCCAGGCCCGTGAACTGGCAATACAACAAACCGCACTGACCAGGGTAATCACCCAGGCAAACCTGGATACGAATGTAAACCTGAAAAACCTGGAAACTAGGCGGATCATGGCCGTAGAGCAAGGCAAGCTGGACCTGGCCACCAAACTGGCAAACCTTCAGAAAGATTTATCGATTGCTCAGGTCAACGCCAATCTAAGCCTTCAAAGCCGCGCCATGGATGACGCCATAGCCATTGCCGCCTACAAAGGTGACATGGCCGCGCAGCAATTAGAAGTGACCATCGATCTCGCAACCTTGGAAGCGGATTTGAAAATGATGGGTTTTGAACTTCAGCGCGATCTGGCTGAATTGGATGCAGCAACTCAAAGATACGTGGCCGAGCTGGGCGCACAGTGGCGGCGTGAATCTGCAAAGCAGGACCGCGATGATCGAATGCTTTCCAGTTTAGTCAGCCTTACAGGAACTGCACTTGGAACTTGGGCGGCAATGGGATCTGACATTCGCATGAAAAAAGACATAAGCCAGGGCGATACCGAGGTCGAGGGATTTCTCGACGCGCTGAATGCTTATCAATATAAATACCGAAACCCAAACACTCCGAATGCGGATGCTGGGGTCTTTATTGGAATCAGCGCCCAGGATATGGAAAAAAGCAAGATGGGCCGGAATTTTGTGAATGACACGCCAAACGGAAAAATGATTGATATGAACCAGGGCCTTGCGGCAATCCTGGCAGGACAAGCCAATTTAAACCAAAGATTAAGGAACCTGGAAAATGGCAGATGATCCTCAAAAATACATTGACAATCCACAACTCTACCAGGATTTGATAGCAGCTGCCGGAGGTCCAGAGGCGGCAAACCGAAGCCTTACGGCTTTAGGTTACAACATCCCTGGCCAAGATAACCCGATGGCAGGAAACAAGGATCCGCTGGTGCAGGAATTTCTGGACATGATCAAAGCCGGATCCCAGCAAGCCGGACCCGATTCAGAATTTGCTTCAGGTCGTTTTATGGATGACCCGCCGATGCTTTTAGATATGGATGATCCAGCAACTAGACGGGATGAAACCGATCCGCTTGAGATGGGTATGTTGTCAGGGCGTGATCGGCGGGATATGAGCAAGACCATGCCGACCCGCACCGAGCGCGAAATCATGGCAACCGAGCCAGGCCAGGATGTCCAAAATATCCAAATGGCAGCAGCTGGGGATTTCCCAAGACCATCAGAAATGCAGGATGCCGCGCAGCCTCAAGGCACGGGTCTTTTTGGCGCTCAGGGAATACGAACAACAGCACCAAAAGAAGAAACCGCGCAGCTGCTGGAAGAAAAGCCGGAAGTCAAAGAGGAACCCGTTGATGAAACTGTTGAGGTGGAAGTCGATGAGGAACCTGGTTTTATAGAATCCCAGCCAATCGATTTTAAAACTAATTACACGCAAGCAGTTAAAACAAATATTTTAAATCCTGAAGCACAGGCAGCCGTGCAAAAGGCGGTTGATGTCGCTCAAGCACAATATGATTTTTTTGATAAAAATCATGACATTAAGATAGATATCGATGCGCTGACAAAAA